TTACGTCTGCGTGTCTGTTAAAGGTTGTTACTGCCATTTTGTTATATTTGTATCCTATTACTTAATAGGGTTGTTGAATAACAAAAATAATCAAAATAAATGAAAGTTCTAACTATAATTACATCGTTCAATAGAAAAGAGTCTTTAACCAATCTTTTAACTAAGTTAGACAAACAAGAAACAGATATAATAATATATGATGATTGCTCTGATTTTAAATTAGATAGGAGTGATTTTATACAATTACCTTTTAATTATGGTAAAGAGTATCTTTGGTTAAAGTTTAAAAAAATCTTTAAAGAAATACCTAAAACATACGATTATTACTTAATCTTGCCAGATGATATTACTATTTCCAATAATTTTATTTCTGATTGCGTTGATTTATGGGTTAAATTGCCCGATAAAAACAAAATATCCTTATCATTACTTACCGATTTAAGGACTAATAAGCCTAATTGGACCAACTTTAAACCAATAATACAAGATGAATACATTAAGACTCAATGGAATGACCTTTGTTTTATATCCAACAAAGAGTTTTTTAACATTGATATACAGTCGATTTCACTTAAAAGATGGCTATTACTCGCTAAATCTCTTAAAATGGAGTTAGGAAGCGGATTAGGCGGTCAAATATCAAGGTATTGGCATGATAAAGGTAAAACAATGTATCACACAAGAGAGAGTCAAGTTAAGCACTTAAACGGTGTTTCTATGATGAATCCATTAGAAAGGTTGGTTAATCCTTTATAATGACCAATCAAAACTACTTGAAGTGGTAGATAAATGGTCTATAGTTATAATGCCCGTATAAATACCTTCAACTTCAAAAAAGTAACAGTCTCCAAAATGGCTAAATACATATTTTATAATGCTCAATCCATTATCTTTTAAATCTTTTACTAATCCTTCTTGATTAATATAATTATTAGGCCGACCAACTCCTCCCGTGTAAACCCAATCACTACATAAATCCTGTTCGTAAATTCGTATAATATAACTATTTTTCATAACGTCCTTAATCCTTGTGTTTCTATGATGAATCCTTTATAAGACATAGATTAAATAATAATAAAAGGTAAAATCAAACAACCATCTAATATATTGCATCATCCATAAATGTTTTTTATTGACGTTTTCATTTATATACTCAAAAGTTATATCGCTATTAGGGTTTTCTTTCATGTACTTAAATATAATAGGAAGTACAAAAGGAAGAAATATAAAAATAAGTGACGGTATTGTTAGTATATTTTTAATTGTATTCATAATATTTATTTATAATATTTATTTATAATATTAATACATACTCATTTTACCGTTCATGTGAGCAATATAGTATAGTTTTTGCTGTGGAGTTATATTATCAACCCATGATTTAAAATACTTTCGGTATTTCTTATGGTTGGTATATTTCCATTCCTTTTCCAAATATTTATATAATTCTATAGTCATAATCTACGCAATCCTTGTGTTTCATAGATACTTGGTCCTACATCATCAAAAGCATTCATCACACCCAATGCCATAACCGTAGCAACTGCTCCATCTATCTTTTCTCTACTCTTCTTTTTGTCCATTTTAATCTGATCTGCTGGATCAACGCTAATTTCTATATTACCTATATGCCATCTAAGAACAGGGTTTCCACCGTGACCTAATTTCTTACCCAAAACTAATCCTTCAAACTCTTTTGTAGGTTGCGACATACTTTTAAAACCTTGACCAAACTCAAAACTTTCTAATCCTGCGTCTGTTAACTCTTGCACCACTCCATGAAAAGCTAAGTATCTATCAAAAGCAAATGATTTTAAATTATAGTTAGAAACAATTTCTAATATATCTCTAATTATAATACCTTGGTCTACCATATCTTCACCAGCAGCCCGAACAAATCCATCCCTTTGCCATTGCTTATAATTTGCTATTTCGTCCTTTCTCTCTATAGTGTTTTGAGGTATCCAGAAAAAAGGCATTACCCAAGTCTTTTCGCCCTCTTCTTTTGGTGGGAAAACTAAAACAAAAGCATTCATATCAGAAACAGCAGCCAAATCTAAACCACCGTAACAATCTCTACCCGTTAAATCTGGTAATTCATCCGAGCAAAGCATCCATTTATCATCTGAGATAAAAGCCATAGACGAATCGGTCCAAATATTAAGGTTCTTAGTTTTAAATTGGACCTCCTTACTTACTCCTTTGTTTATTGCTTGGTCACATTGTTCTTGCATATACTCATAGGTTGGAGTAATGCCAATGTTAGGATTTGATTTAATCCAAACTTTCGGGTCCTTCCAGTCATCACCTTCATCTAATGTATAAATCACAGTAAATAAACTATCATCTACTTTAACACCTTTCAAAACTTCTATTGCTAACTTTCTTTCTTCTGAGTAGCAAGGAAATTGTTTTTCAAATCCAGCAGTAGTAATAATAAATAACATTGGCTGCTCTCTTGCACCCATTCCCGTCTGTATAACCTCTAATAAATCACTTGTTTTGTGTGAGTGGTATTCGTCAATAATACCCCCGTGAGGATTCAATCCATCTAATTTATCATCATTGGCTGGTAGTGGTTCACATTTGCTATTAGTTTCTAATACTGAAATATTACCTCCAGTTCTACCACCTCCTGTTAATCTAACTAAAGCATCTATTTCTGGAGAATCTGCTTTTAACTTTCGGGCCATAACCATAGCGGCATCATGAACCAATCGAGCTTGTGACATTGTAGTTGCACAACAGTAAACTTCTGCTCCCTCTTCTTTATCAAAGATTGTTAAATATAAACTTACAATTGCAGCCTCTTCACTTTTACCGTTCTTCCTTGCAACCTCAAAGTAAACCCTTCTAAATCTTCTTTTTCCGCTTGCTCTCTTCCATCCAAATAAACACCAGTATCTAAAAACTTGTTGCGGTGTTAATTCAATATTCCTTTTTTCTTTTGCTAATTGTCCTTTTGTATATTTACAATAAGCTGTAAATTCTAAGAAATGATTTGCAGCCTCTTCATCAAAATGAATATCTTTTCTTTTTAAATCTGATAAATGTCTTTTTATAGCAAGTTTAACAAATTCACAAGCGATAACTTTACCGCTTTGAACATCCTTAATATATTTATCTACTATCTTTTTATACATCTACAACTACTTCCTTAATAACCAATTTATAATAAGCAGTCTCTTCAGTTGCGAAATGAAAAGAAGATGATATTAATTTTGATTTAACCATAAATGTAAACCTGTCTTTATATTTAACTTCAATATCTAAACCTTCTTTAAATAGATCAAAATAGTATTTTAAAAAAGTAGTTTCTTTTGGAATGTCAAAACAACTATTATTCTTATCTGACAGCAACCCTTCGACTATAAATGTTTTTACACCATCTTTGTTTTGTATCTCTAAAGATGTTTGTTTACCTAATCTTGTATTTTGAATAAATAATATTACATCTGTTCCGTTTATAGCCATATCTTAATTTTTATAATAACCCTCCTAATCCTTTACCTTTAGGTTTTTGTGTTGGCATTTCTATTTTTGTTCTTGCAGCAGGATTAAAACCAAACTTATCACTTAGTTTAATAGCATTATTTAAAGCAGTATTTCCAATCTTTAAATAGTTAGAAATTATTTCACCATTAGCAGGAGACACAGTAATATATCCTTCCTTCTTTACCTTATCCATGCAATCAAAATACAAGCCCATCTCATTACAATAAGACATTAATAGCTCTTGGTCTATTTCGTTTAACATCCCAATATCAGACAAAGTTCTATTTAATTTCAACCAAATCTTATCAGCAAAAGAATTTATTAAATTAACAGTCTCTAAACTCTCAACCTCTTTTGGCATAATCTCATTCTTAGGCGCTCTATCTGCTCGATAAGTCCCTTCTAATTTTTTATTCTTTGTTGTTTTTCTTGTTGCTTTTGCCACTTATTATTTTATTGTTTCTTTCCGTTCTATACCACCAAAACCTCCGACTATCTACAATCGGAGGTTACATTATTTTCAGCTTATGGTAGTCATTCTGTGACCAGCAACGGTTCGCATCCCAAATTCTTTCTCCTTGTCACTAAGCTCATGTATATCGCTTAATTGACTTTTCTTTACGTGAATAGTTTTAACTTTAAAGGGTATTATCGTATTCCAAATACGATGAGTTGTGTAGAAATACACCCCGAAAGCAAAACATATTATGTAGATAATTATCATTATTCTTTTATCGTTAGTTCTTCTCCGGTTAATGCGAAGTAAAGGTTTTGTAATTGGTGTACGTGTTTAAATAGCACCCCGCTAATATAAACCATTGTATCAGGGTTAATGAATAAATATCCTTT